GTTCTGCGGGAAGGACATGGTGTGCGGCGCGTTTGTAAGCCGGCGGCGTCCATACGGCCCATGTGTTTATACCGATATTTCGGACCCTGCGGACATGAAGAAGGTTGAAAACTTCGGAACGAAACCCTTCCGGGTGGACGGCTGCGGATTCGCGATTGTCCTGACGGCTGTGAGTCTCCTGGAGGCGGTGCAGGCTGGCTTCGGCACCTGCTTCCGGCCGACGGAGCAATACGGCGAGGACCTGGCATTCTGCGACCGGGTGAAGCAGCTGGGGCGCGAGATCTGGTGCGAACCGACCGTGAGGCCTGGGCACCTGGCCATTGTGCCGGTGTATGCCGGGGAGCACCTCTTCGGAGGTGACCAGGCATGATCCGCGTGCTGATCGCCGCACCGCTGCGGCAGGAACCGAAGATTTTCAGGGAATACCAGAAGGGGCTGGACAGCCTCATCATCCCGGACGGCGTAAAAGCCGACCGGTTTTTTGTTGTGAACGACTGCCCGGAAGTGATCCCGGAGATCCGGGACGCTGAGTATGTCGAGATCAACAGCCGGAATGTAATGATGTACCAGAACCACGTCTGGACGGGGGAACTGGTCAGCAACATGTCCACCTACAGGAACATGACAATCCGGAAGGCGCTGGAGGGCGGATACGACTACCTGCTGAGCGTGGATACGGATCTTGTCCTGGAGGAGCATACCCTGCAGCAGCTGCTGGAGGATGACAAGGACTGCGTTGCCGGCATGTTCTGGACGAACGGATGGAGCAACTGTTGGATGTATGACCAGGTGAGCGATAACAACCTGCCGGAGTGGCAGGTGCCAGGGCTGTACCGTGTGGGCGGCACCGGGGCGCTGTTCCTGATCAAGCGGAAGGTGCTGGAGGCCGGCGTGGATTATACGCCGATACCGAACCTTCGGAAGGCTGTGTTCGGTGAGGACAGGCACTTCTGCATCCGGGCGGTCTGTAACGGTTTTGAGCTGTGGGCGGACAACCGCTGCCAGCCGGTGCATCTTTACAGGAACAAACAATATGACGACTACATTGGCGGGAGGGCGAAACCATGTTTCAGGAAGTGAAAGACACGCTTCCGATCAGCGGCGACGATTACGACGCCCAGATCATCAGGGAGATCAAAGCCTGCGCGCTGGACCTGACCACATCGACAGAGATCCGGCTGCCAGGGACGATCAGCATCACCAGAGATTCAACGACAGGGATCGTTACCGACAATAGCACCCTGACCGACGAGCTGATCATCACGGCGATCTCTATCTGGTGCAACATGCGGATCGGGAACCCGCCGAACTACGACAACCTGCTGAAGGCTTATGAAAGCCTGAAGGGGCAGCTTCGCCTGAGCAAGGCCTATTCAACATACGAGGAGGAGGCGGAAGAGGCATGAGGATGCTGACCAGCTGCGTGCTGATCTCCTTCAGCCCGGACGCCCACGAAGTCGGCACGGATCCGGTAGCGACATGCCGGAAGGTGAAGTGCCAGGAGATGAGCCTGACGCAGGCGGATATCTATCAGGCCGGCGGCGAAGGGCTGAGCCCGGAGGCAAAGCTCCTGATCCCGTATGACAGGGACTACAAAGGCGAAAGGGCGCTGCAGTACAAAGGGGAACGCTGGACCGTGATCCGGAACGATCCGTACAAGGAATGGAACGGCGTGATCCTGAGTATCCGGCGCGACAAAGGCAACAGCGGCGACGCGACGGAACCGGTGACACCGGCAACGACGCCGGCAGCAACGGAGGTGGGATCGGATGCCTGAGGAATACACGCAGATCGTGACAGCCCTGAAGGCGCTGACCCAGGGCGAGAGCCCGAACACCGTGACGCTGCCGATGGCTGAGGACGAATGGAACACGCGGCCGGACACCGTGAGCTACGGGACTGTTCAGCTGGACTTCGAGGTGGAGGCACTGGCGGGAGACGACCGGAAGTGTGTAACCGCCTATGAATGCAGCGTGGACCTTTTCAGCCTGCAGCGGAGCGGAGCCGGATGGGTGGAGCTGATCACGGCGACCCTGACGGAATACTGCGGCAGCTGCTGGAGCCTGAACAGTCACCAGTATGAGCGGGAGACCGGCCTGTTCCACTGGGAATGGACCTTCCAGGTAGAGGGGTGAACACATGGCTTTTTCTTTCCAGGTGACAGGGATTAATGAGCTTGTCTCAGCAATGGGCAGGCTCGGAGAAGAAGCGCCGCATGTGGCGGCGCGCGGCCTCTATGACGGGGCAGCAGTGGTGGCGGACAAGGTCAGCCACGCGGTGCAGGGCATCGCAACGGAGCCGTTTAAGTACGCGAAAAACGGAAAGAAACGGAACCCTTCACCGGAAGAAAAAGCCATTGTCGCCGGCGCAAAACACGGAGTAGCCAAATTCCGGTATACGGGAACGGAAATGCAGACCAGCGTCGGTTACCAGAACGCAGGATACGCGAAGTTGGGCAATAAAACGAAACCGGTGCCGCAGATCGCCAACGCGATCAACAGCGGCACTTCTTTTATGGCAAAGCAGCCGTTCATGCGGAAGGCCTTCTCCCAGAGTAAACAGGCGGCGACGGCCGCGATCGAAAAGACCATTCTCGAAGAAATCGAGAAATTGAACATTGATTAACGGAGGTAGAAAACTATGGCGAATCCCAATGTGGGTATGATCTACCCGGTCTGGGCTCCGCTGACCGCTCACACGGACGGAGACATGCCGACCTACGGCACCGGACGCGTGCTGCAGGAGGCCCGGAACGCGACGGTCAACAAGACCTATCAGAACAATCCGCTGTACGGCGATGACCGGATCGTGGATGACGACAACGGCCTGACGCAGCTGACGATCAACTTCGAGAGCACGGGCCTGAGCGACGCCGACCGCGTGGCGGTGCTGGGTGAGGAACAGTACGGCACCAGCGGCGTCAGCGGCCAGTGGGTGACCGACGGCGAAACGCCCTGGGGCGGCTTCGGCTATGTCCGCAGGATGCGCGACAACGGCACAAAGAAGTTCGAGGCGTGGTGGACGCTGAAGATCAAGTTCACGGAAGAGAGCCAGGCGACGAGCACCCGCGAGGGTTCCATCACTTGGGGCACGCCCACGCTGAACGGCAGGGCGGCTTCCCTGTATGTTGACTCCAGCGACACCGCGAAGTTCCAGCTGCACAAGACCTTTGCGACCGCAACGTACGCGAAGAACTGGCTGAAGACGCTGGCGAACATCACCTGACAGTTAAGGACAACGGGGGCCTGAGCAATCGGGCCCCCTATTTTGCAATAATACGAAAGGAAGCAGGAGAAATGGAAGGAAGCAAACTGCCGACGATCAGGATCGGCGGGCGGGAGATCCCGCTCTACTATTCGAGCTACGAACTGATTGAGATCCAGAACAGCATCGGGTGCACGGCGTTCCAGCTGAATGACGAGGTGTTCGGGATCCGGCACCAGGACCCGGACGATGATACCAGCCCGGTGATCTTCGGAGTGATCACGGACCCGGAGAAAACGCAGAAGCTGGGCAGCCTGATCCGGGTGCTTGGGAACGCCGGTCTGGAAGAGGACGGGCAGGAACCGGACCTGACGGATAAGTGGGTGCTGCGGCACATGAAGCCCGGAATGATCATGGCCTATGTGGTCGCACTGATCGCCGTGATCTCCGAGGGAAACAAGATCGAGCGCATCGACAAGACCGGGGAGGAAGGCCCGGTGGATGAGGTGCTGGAGGAACAGAACGCAAAAAAACAGCCAGGGAACTGACATACCTGCGGGTGGTTTCCTACGGTTTGATCGCAGGACTGCAGCGGAAGGAAATCGACCGGATGAGGCCGGGCGAGATCATCACGCTGTACATGTACAGACGGGATTATGACCAGAATACAGCGGTGAGGGTGTGAGGAAATGGCCGTTAGCGTAAAGATGGGCGTTGATCTGGGCTCGTTCAAAAGCGGGATCCAGGAGGGGCAGAATATCCTGAAGGGCCTGAACGCGGAGATGAAGGCCACGGAAGCCGAATTCAAAGCGACGGGCAACGCGGAAAAGGCGCTGGAGCAGAAAACAAAAACGCTCAACAGCCAGCTGCAGGTCCAGAAAGGCATCGCCGACCAGGCAAAGGCGGCGCTGGCGGCGATGGACAAGGCCGGGATCGAGCCGACGGATAAGGCATACCAGCAGATGTATGCCACGATGATGAACGCAACGGCCGGCATGAACGAGGCACAGGCAGCGCTGAACGGGCTGGGGACATCGGCGACAGAAGCGGCCAGCGGAGCGGACCAGCTGACGAAAAGTGTCAACAGCATCGGAAAGAAGATCAGCCTGGACCAGGTGCTGACGGGTGTCAACGCCATCACGACAGGCCTGGAAAACGCAGCGAAGAAGGCCATCAGCCTGGGCGAAGAGATCTGGAACGCTGTTATGAGCGCGGCCCAGTGGGCGGATGATACGGCCACGCAGGCCCAGATGTACGGCATCGACATCGACACGTTCCAGCGGATGCAGAAGCTGGTTGTCAATGGAATGGACACCACGGTGGACGCCGTGCTGAGAAGCCAGCAGAAGCTGAAAAAGAACATAGGCGCCGAGAACAAGGGCGCCATGGAAGCAATAGAGCAGCTTGGCATCTCCCTGACAACCGTATACGGGCAGGGGAAAAACGGCCCGGTTGAGCAGGCGAAGGATTCGCTGGAGTTGTTCTGGGAAGCCGGGCAGAAGATCATGCAGATGTCCGATGAATACGACAAAGAGGATTTTGCACAGAAGCTGTTCGGACGCGGATGGAATGAACTGGTGCCGCTGTTTGAAAGCTATAAGACAGTCGAGGAATACAAGGCGGCGCTGGAGGGCGTTAACGTCAACAGCGAAGAAACAGTTAATGATCTGGTAGTGCTGAACGACAAGGTTGGCGAGCTGAAA